ATGATTGAGGTCTTCACAACTGCCATCATGGGAGGGATTGCGTTTTATGCAAAAATTAAAAAATCCGGATTGACAAGCGACAGCGACAAATTAAACAAAATTTTTACGCTGACCGGTCTGAATGTGAAGGACAAAGACCGGACATATACTGCCCAGCTGCTGAAAAAGATCAACCACCCATGGGGCACAGAATACCGTTACCGAATCCCGCTCGGCCGGAGTTTCGAGGACTACCAGGCGAAGGTTAACCACATCCAAGACGGTCTTAACAACCGAAAAACTTCTCTTTCCCTTAGCGATCTCAAGGAGATCGACCCAAACAAGGGCATTATCCCCCAGATAAAGTTGCTGCTCACTAAGAAGAAGGCCACTAGGAAAGAAGTGGAGCTGGAGTATGATGGCGTTCTGAAAGTTAAGGTCTACAACAAGCCTATGCCGGCGCTCATCCCCTATACAGATATCACCCCTGCCTGGGATGGTTGGAAAGTACCTGTCGGGCAGATACGCGAAGGGAATGCCCTGGTTGTCCATGATTTTGAACAGTCACCTCACATGGTAGTAGGCGGTGCGACCCGCTACGGCAAAAGTAACTTTTTAAATATGGTCATTGCTACCCTGATTCACCAACAGCCGGATAACGTCCGGTTTACTCTAATCGATTTGAAAGGCGGTGTGGAGTTTGGCGGTTTCCAGAGCTTGAAGCAGGTGGTTCATTATGCGGAAGAACCGGAGGAGGCAGAAAAGGCACTACGGAGTGTAGTAGAGGAAATGCGCTCAAAACAGCAGCTCTTCAAGCGACGAAACGTAAGAAACGTCCAGGAAGCAAATGATCCCGTTCGGCATTTTATCATCATTGATGAGGTCGGAGAGCTGAATCCTGCAGAGGCTGTCACGAAGTATGAGAGGGAAATAAAGGAGCGCTGCCAAACCTACATGAGCCAGATCGCTCGGCTCGGTGCCGGTCTTGGTTATCGACAAATCCTGGCCACCCAGTACCCCACCGGCGACGTGATCCCGCGGCAGTGCAAACAGAACAGCGACGCCAAACTCTGCTTCCGCGTGCAGAACGGGACCGCCTCCCGGGTGGTGCTGGATGAAGCTGGCGCGGAGACACTACCAGAAATTCGGGGCCGTGCCATCTATCAGACGGCCGACAAGCGACAAATCGTACAGACCCCTTTTATTGACGCTCAGACCATCACCCAAACGATTAGGCCGTATATCAAGCCAAAGAAGGAGGAGAACAATGAAAGTTGCGGTCAACAAAGTGGAACGACAAGAGCAAATCCTCCACAGTCTGGACAGATTCGGTTTTTTGAGTAGATCCCACATTCAGCGTTTGCACCGACTTGGCGGTGATCGGAATGCTCAAAAGGTCCTCAAATATATGGAAGAGTTCGTTCACAGCTTCCGGGAAGATCGATATGGCACTGTCTACTACTTGAACAAATGCGGCCGGCAGATGATCGGATCCAAAAAGATATATAAGCGAACTCTGCAGGTAAGGCACACGCTTATGCGCAATGACTTCTACCTCTATGTCGGATGCCCAACAAACTGGAAAAACGAGCTAAAAGTGACCGACGGGCAAACGACGATCGTCACAGACGCAGTGTTCATGAAAAACAAGCAATACCACTTTCTTGAGGTTGACAATACACAAGCCATGGTTGAGAACAGCGCAAAAATAAGAAAGTATCGGGAGATGTTTAACCGCGGGTTGTTTCAGAAGGAATTTGGATATTTCCCAACCCTGCACATTGTTACGGTCAGCGCCGGCAGGGTAAGGCGATTCAAGGAGCTTTGTGAGGATTTGCCTGCTTCTATTTACGTGATTGATGATATCAGATAAGGAGTGATTCGCATGGCAAAAGTACAAACCATTCCCTTCCGCGACTTCATGGATGGGACTTGGAAGAGTGGCAGGAAAGATGCCTGGAAGAAAATCGACAGTATTGTTAAAACCGGTACGCTAATTCCCCTAGCCATGGCACCAGCTTCATTCGTGAGTGCAGCCGGCGTGGCTGAAACAGCATCAAAAGCGGTGGCCGGAACAGCTCTGAATGTGTTGGCTCACGCCCTTGATCCGGTTGTGCAGATCCTGGTGGCCATCTCGCTGCCGGTAGCGTCCATTGTCATGATCGGCGGTTGCTTCTTCTTCATGTTTGGCAATTCGGAAAAGGCCTGGAGCACCATTCAAAACGCTGGCCTGGGGTACGTCTTGATTCAGTTATCACCGATCTTCATCAAAGTTCTGGAGCAGATTGGTAATAGCATTTAATGTCTGGCTTGTATTTTCTAAATTGTTGGTATATGGTAAAAAAGTAATAATACTTACAGGGGGTTTTTACCATGTCTGAAAAAGTGAAAAAGCCACTTTGGAAAAGATGGTGGTTCTGGGTGATCGCCATCATCATAATCGGGGCTGTAGCCAATCCTGGCGGAGAAGAGCCAACTGCTACTGCTCCCCAGTCTTCTAGTCAGTCCGGCCAGGCAACTGCCCAACCGACTCAAGAACCTGAAAACGAGCCCACCATGACTAAAGCGGAGTTTGATGCGATTCAGAACGGCATGACGTATGAAGAAGTTGTGAGTATTGTCGGTGGTGAAGGGGAATTGATGTCGGAGACGGGTTCCCCTGGCGATCCATTGCACACAGTAATGTACATGTGGCAAGGTGAAGGAGACATTGGCGCAAACGCAAACGCGATGTTCCAAGGCGGCAAAATGGTGAATAAGGCTCAACTAGGTTTGAAGTAGTTATGAGTAAAAAGGAGATGATTAATAAGAATGGCAAGAGGAAGTAAGTGCCCCAGTTGCAATCAAGATACTTTTCACGATAAAGGACCATACCGTCAATGCTCTAATTGTCAATCGGTCGGTTGGAGTTGGCAACATGCCCCCACAGAAGTAGGTAGAGGCAAAGGCTATAACTGCCCATGGTGTGAAAACCAGAATCTCCACGATGTAGTACGGTTAGACGGTGCGTTTTCCGTTTATAGATGCACGATGTGCAATTATACTTTGGTTGAACCAAACAATGAGTAGTTGATTTGAAAAATCGGCCCTCCTCGGGAATGTACTTGAGGAGGGCATTTTATTCACCATCGAAAGATTTTTCACCGGAAGACTTAAGAATCAATTCATTAATCCTCTTTTGCACCTCAAAACGCAGCTTTCCCTCATAAATCCTCAGCAACTCAGTTTCTCCTTTGTACTGCCACATTAGGAATAACTCGCCTTGGTCCCATTTCTCTCCGAGTATTTTGATTCCGTTTCGGCGCAACTCCAGAGAAGCTGCTTTTTCTTTGGCAAATGCTTGCCTTCCAATTTGTCGCATGATGGCTCCATATTGGCCAGAAAAGCGCAATTCAGCTGATTCAACTAGCGGAATGTCATGCTGCAGGAACTTGACCAAATAATGCCATAGAAGCCATGAAAATACTAGTTCAAATTCTGGTGTATTTTGCCTGTTGGCGCCCATTCTTATTGAAGCTTGCTCCCCCAGCCATCCGGTGGACCAAACTCGATCTGACCATCACCTTCCGGAGGCCCAAATAGCACATCTGTCCAACGAGGAGTGCCGTCAAGGAAGAGTGGATCCCACCCGGGGCCATTGCTCAGTTGCCATTCGGGGCCAATACACTCAATCGATTTCCAGCCAGGACCACCATCTAGAAAAATCACTTGACCACGTTCCCCGGCATCAACGGAAAGGTTTTGACCGCGCTTGCCATCGTCAGCAAGAAGGGGGGTTCCATGTTCACCGTCATTAGCAACGAAGTGTTGGCCGCGCTCGCCAAAATCACGGAATATAATTTGACCACGTTCTCCCCAATCACACATTTGAATCACCACCTCTTTTTCCATATATCATACCTTAGTCCCAATAAATAGAAAAGCCCTCCAGCGGGACACCGCCAGAGGGCTACAATTACTTCACTCTGTTTGCATCCACCTTGGCCTCCGCCAACATGTAACCGACACAACTCCCCACCGCGCCGATTACACCAACGACCTTGGTGATGGTTTCGTCACCTGCGCCAAACAGTACCAGGCAACTTGTCGCCACACCAGCCACCAACGCCCAGAACTTTCGGGATGTTAGTTTCTCAACCCACTTGATTTTCATTTTGTACCTCCTTCAAAATCCGGCGTATTGGTCGCCCGATCAAACAACACAAAAACGAGCCACGGCAGGTCTTCCAAAACCCTCTGTGGCTCGCTTCGCAGTTTTTCCTTCCACTCCGTGGCATTCTGGATCAGTGCCTTGCCATCTGCACCGCGCTTGCCCGCCAGGTTATCCAGTGCCTTGTCCGCGAGCTGCAGCTGCCAATCCTCTAATGCCTGCATTACGTCCACCTCTGCTTTCTTCGCCAACTGCTCCACCGGCTGAATTGGTTTATCAAAACGTGTAAGGTTGTAGGCATCGACGATTCGCATGATATTGTCCGCATAACGGGGATCGGTTGCATACCCGGCACGCTGAAGTGCTTCCGCATACTCCCGCGGCGTCCTTGCCTCCCACACTCCCGCCCGGACGTACCTCGCTTTTTTCAGAAGGGCAAAGTGGTCTGCGATCGCTTCACCATAGTTGTTGTAGGCCCGGAACTGTGCCTGCACGCGAGTCTTTTTCCCGTTGTAGTATTCAGTCGTCCAGATTGTCACGCTGCCGGCCGGCCCGGCTCCCTTGATGTTGCCTAGGTTATAGGACTCCCTGCCAGTGAGGATGTCCCTCGGTGTTTTCAAGTCCCAGCCGCACTCCTGGATGAGCTGCGCGATGACACCGCTCGGACACGGATACTTGCCCACAATATACCCAGCCAGCATGTTGATAACTTTCTCCTGCTTAGACCCGGGCATCGTAGTCCACCGCCACGTCTTCGCCTTCGTCATCGTCCAGGTTGCGTCCCTCATAGATCATCGGCGGGTCAGTATCATCTCGCGGCCGCCTAATCTCCCGGGCGATCCTCACACCGAATAATCCGCCGGCCACGGTCATCAGCACCGGTGCCACCATGCCCAGCAGGGCAATGTACTGCTGGTCGATCTGCTCCCCCAGCAGCACCATGACCAGGCCAATCACGATGAAGAGAAAGAAGACTGTCGTGGCCGTGAGCAGGAGATAGTCCCGCTCACTCACGCCGTCTCTGTCGTTCCAAAAGCCTCTCATTATACTCCCACCTTTACCACGAGGTTAAGGATTGCAGCGATTAATGCGCCGAGGGCCAGTTTATTTAACCATGTCAACGTTGTCTTGATATCCTTTACATCCTGGGCCACCGTGTCCATGCGTTGTTCGGTCATCGCCTGCCTCACCTCCAGATGACGAACGCGATCTTCCAAAGTGTTTTCCATGAGCTTTCTTCCTCCTCACCCCAGGGCAAAAGTAATGCCCCGATCGGCTCGGGGCGGGTTGTTGTCTGGTTGCGTATATCTTTAATCTACTAAGGGAGTGGCTTTCCATCGGTTCCGAGACCGAGGGACTCCAACTCCGCTTGCACCGCCGGCTGAAGGTTAGGCGGCACTTGTTCGAAGGTGCGGCGGCCATTGATGATGAGCGCAACATACAGGTCGACCAGAGCCATGAGCATTTCACCCCCTTTCAGCGAAAGAAGCCAAAGCGCAAGGTTAAGAAGCATCCTAATCCGCCTCCAACAAAGCCTGCACCTGGCTTCTGATATTCTCGGGCACCTCATCGATCGTTCGGCGCCCCTCTTTTACGAGTGTGTAGTAAACGTTCACCATCACGGGGTTCCTCCATTCACCTGTTCCTGCAAAAGCAGCAACTGCTCGTAGACCTCCGCAACGGCCTCCATCGTCATCAGGCTGTCAGCTTTCAACTTCACATTTTCAGCCTTGAGTGCTACGTTTTCTGCTTCCAGCCTTATGATCTTTGCTTCCGGTGTTTCTTGCTGCTCTTGGCGAATATCAGATATCGGCTTCACGTTGTGAAACTCCATCAGTCAAATGCACCTCCGTATCCGTCTAATCTTACGCGCTCGGTGGCTGTGCCTTTGGCAATAACCACCCACACGTTGATGCGCCAGTCAGCAGCAGTCTTGGTTTGGTTGGTGAAGAGGTATCCACGTCCGCCAATGACCGCTGTGGTCATGTCCTCCCAGGTTGGCTCCGCGTCCAAAGCATTGTTGCAAACTTTTACGCTCTCGATTGATGACCCTGGCGGCAGATACCTCTCCAACGTCAAAAGGACACGCTCAGGCATACCGTCCAACGTGAAGTGTGCTTCAACAGCCGGATTGTCAAAGTTCAGCATAAATTCGATGTGTGTTTCCGTCCGGACAAAAGTGAAAGTCCTGGTCGACGTTAACCCGTTACTGTCTGTAGCCTCCACGGTTAGCGTGTGAGGGGTATCCAAATCCAACCGAATCCAACGATCGTGAGGAATCGTTACCGTTTCCTCACGGCCGGCGACACCCGGGAACGACCGGATCACGATGCCGTTGATCTTCTCGGTGATTGTAAAGGCATTACCTTCCGGCTCGGTGACGGTGTAGGTTTTTGAGGGAGGGGTCATGATCGTCCCCAAGTTCTCATTGGTCCCACTGATCACCGGCGGCCGGTTGTGGACGACCGTAAAGCTCCTGGTCACCTCTGCGGACTTGCCGCCCTGATCATCTTCCGCCCAGACTGTCAGGGTGTGATTGACCCCTTCCGCCAGGTCGGCGCCGGACACGTCGGTTGCTCCGTCCCACAACCGTTTGTTGCTGTAGGTCAGCGTCTTGGCAAAAGAAATGGGCGTGCTTCCGTCTGATACTCCGGAGGCGATCGCCCTGACTGTTCCGTTATTGATCTTGTACTTGATCGTGACGACGTTCCCGCTGTCCGCCTCGGTCGCGTTGCCCTGGATAGGGAAGGTGTTTCCTTCGGTCAATACGAGATTATCGGTAGGTGATGTGAGTGTGAGAGTTGGTGGATTGTTTGTGATAGGCTCGATGAGCATTATGCCTGCGTATCCGCTGAAAGTCGTTCCAACAGTACTGGTTGCTTCTCCGCTAGCTGGTGCCATTCTAGAGTGAAGATACTTGTATGACATCTGATGTCGTTCAATATCCACTACAGCATCGATAGCCTCAATGAAGCTTAAGGGATTGGAGAATGGATATGAACTTGAACCTCCACCAGCAATCATGTAAAAAGCCGCACATAACATTTTGGGCAATGTCCCATCTATTCCGGGAACCGAGTAGGAAGTTGTGTTTGTTTTTGGTGCAAAAGCGGAGTTGTGAACTGCCTTCGCATTTCGGAAGAGATGGACAATTCCGCTCCATGTTGGTGATGGTCCACTGACCGTAAACGTTGGTGCCGCCTCGCTTGCCGTTGCGATTTTATACGCAACTAAATACGGCAAACTATTTGCGATGGATGAATACACTGAAGTCCATCCAGCAGGTACGGAGATTGGATTGCTACCGCTATTTAACGCCACAACCGCAACCAGCAAATCTCCAGATTGGATGCTTGTTGGCATATTTGGCACAAATGAGTTTGAAGTTGCCCCTGCTTTAGTTGCATATCCCACATACTCAACCTGTTTCTTCCCTGTTGTCGGGATTGTGTAGTCGATTACGAGTTGAGGCCGTTGTGCGCCGTATGAAGAATTAGTCGATGTAAATGAACATCCAGTATTTAATACGCCCTCATTTGCAACTTTAAGTAGTAGCCCGTGATTCGGAGCACCATTAACCCAATGCTGTACCATTTGGGTAATGTCTATTTCAATCTGGAGTGACCCAGTTGGGAGAGACAAAGAACCGCTAGCAACCGCTTCAAAAGAAGGGGCAGTTGCCCATGTAACCGATGATTCACTCCAAGTTGACGTTATGGCATGGGCGGAAAGAGTAACTCCCGCTGGTGTAGTGTTTTCTTTGTACAGACGTAGTTTTGCGCTATTGATTACGGCGTCATTGGGAATAAGCCCGAAGTCATACACTAATAGTGCTCGGCCAATATTTCCATTCGAGTATACACCGATGTCTAAAGTTATGCTTGTTCCATAATTTCCGTTTGCAGTTTGCGAAAATATGGTGCTGTCTTGGCAAATTGAGTTTGTTTTTTCTAACGTAACTACAGGCATGTTCCTCCCCCTTCCTCGCTAAAATGGCCGTTATCCGAAGGTTTCCACATCATGGATCACACCTCCAGGCGAGACTGCGCTTCGTTGTAGTAGCCCCTGATCACCACGATGGAGTCGATGGTGGACAGGTCGTCCTTGAAGTTGTTGTACAGAAAGTTTTCTGGGAGGACGCTTTCCAAGGTGTTCATTCGGATCATGAGGTTCGAGACGTCCGCAGACAGTTTGGCCAACTCCACGTGGGCGTCCGCAATTCCCTTTTCCCATCGGTTGATGTCGGTCTCCGTAACGTCGTCATTGTATGTCCAATCCAGTTTTGCGTTGTAACTCACCGCGCTTCCCCCCTTACCTCGAACTCAAATCGGAAGGCCAGCCGCTGCTGATCCGCAACGGTAATGCTGGGCATCCGCTCGGTGATCAGGTTCCCTTTTTCATCGTACAGCCTGATGGATGTCACTTCCGTGATCCCTTGCTGGCTCAATGTTTGCACGATGATTGCCCGGCCGTCCCGAGTGACGCTTTGAATCGGGACGGTTTGATTGTTTACGACGAGCGACCCGATATGGTTTTTCAGTTCCTCTGCTGCGCGCTCCAGGTAAGCATTGTCAATCATAACGTCACCTCGTTTTGGTACTTCAGCGGTTTCATCCCTACCCGAAACTCGGACACCTTGTGGTATCGCCGCTGATGAACGATCACCTTATCCGATATCACCAGGGCAGCGCCATTCCCCATGTCATACTCCACATCGATATGCGCCGGCTTGACGTCCTCCAGTGCGGTAGCGACGGTAATGAGGTTTAGGTTGGTGAGCCCGTCAAAATGGATTCTGATCCTACCCGTAAAGGTTACCCGTCGGACTCTATCAGTGAAGGCACTCACAATGGCGTGCGCCATCGTGGCTGTAAATTTGCCGGTTGCACGCATCTTCGCCATAACGGCCGCCCTGCGATCCTCCAGGGGCTTTGATGGATCCGTTTTTATCTCGTATTCCTTCTCGTAGAGAGGCAAGGCCCAGGTTGCCGTAGTTACCGACATCTGGGCCTCCAAGTCTGCAAGGGCTTCTTCACGACTGGCAAACTCCGGCTCGACGGACTCATAAAAAGACTGGAGCACCTCAGACCGGCGCATAAATGGCGCAAGCCGGTTGATCATCGTATCAGCCATTCACCGTCACCGTCCCTAGTACAGCCACCTCTTCATTGCCGATGGGGATATTTCCGTTCCCGCCGTTTACGGTCAGGCCGGAGTAGTCCTCCACGCCTTCGCTTTCGAGGATGGCCGCCCCGATCTTCGCATAGCTGACGATCGGCTCGACGAAAGCGATTTCTTTCAGATACTGCTGCAAGCTTTCCTGGATGTTGTCCGCTGCTTGCTGTAGGGAGTAACCAGCTGAGAGTGAAATCGTGACTGAAATGTTGATATCCACTCCGGTGGCGCTAATCACAGTGGCAAAAGCGCCAAGAGGTGCTGCGCCGCTCCCGTCACCGGTGATACCCGGGTCAATGTGCTCCTGCACAGTGTCCACGATGGCTTGACTGGCCGGCTTCCTGTCACTGTCGATGATGACCACCTTCACTGTGTTGTCGCCGGCCCAAAGGGGAATGACCCGGGCGTCTCCAACACCAGGGACTTCCTTCGCCCAGTTCTTGTAGTGGTGTTTATTGCCGCTCGTTGCCGGCGTGCGGATCCGCTCGTAATAACGCTGCAGGAGATCCTCATCCGATTCGGCGTCAAAACCATCTACTGTCGGTTCGTTATTGGTCACTGCGGTGAACCCTGCCAGTGTTAACGGAAACAGCGTGATCGTGTTTGTCGGCACATTCCCGCTGGCACCAGGTTCGACAGCCTGAATATTTACTGTACCGCTGACAACGATATTTTTCTGTTCCGTCGCCTGGAATTGGACGCCACCGGGTGTTTCGAACAGATCTCCTACAAAGATCGTTCCGGTACCGGTAACGGTCACGCTGCCAATTGCGTGCGTCGCCTTTTTCCGCTTGATTGCCGTCCGCTCATAGATGCGCTGCTCAAGCTCCGTGCCAGACAGATTGGCGATGTCCAGTTTTTCCTCGACCGTCGCGATTGCCGCATCCGTCTGTTCGAAACGTTCGGCCACCGGAGCGAGAAAGTCGAATGCGAAGTTGCCTGGGCGCTTGTCATATCTGGAAGAAACCGAACTGATCATTCCAGTGAAGATCTCTTTTTTCTCGGCCATCTACACCGGCACCCTCCCTTCCGTTGAGCCGTAGATGCTTGTCACTTGAAATTCGATGGTGAGCTTTTCACCGCTTTGGGTGAACACGAAGTTGTCCACCTGGGTAATGGCATCGTTCTGCAGCAGGGCCTCGCGAATCATCCGTTCAAACTCCGATCGGGTAAAGTCTGGGTGGAAGTTCTTGCCGATCAGGGTGTGATGTTCGCTGCCATATCCCGTTCCTTCGTAGATGAGGGAGTCCTTCATTGTGCGAAGCGCCTTTTCCACCCAAACCTTTACGTACTCGATCCCAGTTACCTCGATCAGCTTTCCGTCTTTTAAGACAAAGTCACCCTTCTCGAAGTCCCACAGGAATGTTTTGTGTACGGAATCAGGAGACGTTTGCTGGATCAGCCCTGTGTCAGGGATCTCCAGCTGGGCAATCTGTGGAAGTGTCATGTTTCTGGCTCCTTCCATGCGCGGTGTTGGACATACCACAACTTGAGTGACTCGTCAGGTTGCAAGATCACTTTGTCTCCGACCTTCAATCCGTCAGTAAAGGTGATCGTCGCCTTGAGGCGGTTATTTTGGCTTGCTGGAATGGGGATAGGGGGAATCTCCAGCTTCGTGATTCGCTCCCGTATGTCTCCATCTTCACGGTAAAAGAAAATCTCAGCCGGATAGTTCTTATCCAGGGCAAGCATGAACAGGTCGGTCAACTCGATGGTCCGCTTGTACCCGGGCATGAGCTCTTCAGCGATAACCAGTTGCCTGCTATTCAAGATAATGCTGTTGCCATACTGGATCTGGATTGGATCGAGGGAGATTACGGTGCCAACCCGGGGGGCAGTGCTCGGAGGATTGCGATTCTGCTTATGCATTTCTGCAAGTCGTTTAGCCAAACGATCAATGCTATCCATTCCCTTACCCCCTACTTCACGTCCTCGGGCAATGCCAGTTCCAGTTGCATCGTGTGGATCTGATTCTTTACTTCATGCTTGGCAGCCGTGATCATAAACCGGCTCTGCATACCGGTAACTGGTTCCGTCACGTCAAAAAGCCGGCCAGCCTTAAATGCGACATCTCCCATCAGCTTGATGGAATTGGTTTCGTGGATGCGCGCCAGGCGTTTCAAAAGGATCCGAGCAACCTCCCTCGCCTTTGCAGCGTCCTCGGCATCGATTTTGAAGACATCCTCAACCAGGCCGTACTTTTTGATCAGGTTCTCATCCTGGGCTGTGGCCACGACCTCATATTTCGGCTTGGTCTTTTCCTTCTCGTCTCGCTCGATGAGGATCTTCACCCGATTTCGCATGCTTTCGATTGTACGGGTGCGATCGGCCCCCAACGGATTGGCCAGGACGTCGACAGGATCGATGTTTTCCGCTAGTTTGAACGTGCCAGTGATGACCAGGTCTTTCATTTCTTCGAAGTAGATCTTTCCCTGCCGCATCTCCACGTTGTATCGTTTGCCGGATGCCCGCTCATGCCGCTTATAGATGTCCTCGATGATCTCGGCCGGGCTTTTTTCCAGGTAAATCTCATCGATAATCGTCCCCATCTGGGGGACACTCCCGATCAGCATGCCGAAGTCTTTCAAGATCTTGGTGATCGCTTGAGACGCCGTGATTTTATTGAACTGGTAAACACTTTTCGACTTACCGAGATACCACGCATAGTCATAAACCGTATACTTGATGGCCGCTCTGCCAGATTTCGCCTCTGTGACGATAACCCCCCGGTAAACTTCCTCCCCGTCCTTCATCAGGATCGCCACATCCCCAAGATCACACGGGTTAGCAGGGAAAAGCTTCGCGTCAGTCCAGTGTATGTCAAACTCCATGACCGCCATCATAGAAAGGTTCGAGTCCCACGTGATTGAACCAACCAGTGGTGTGATGTCATAAGACCGTTGGCCATCGTTTTTAATCAGGAGCAGTTGGAACAAAGGGATCACCTCCTGGCCGTGCTGACAAAAACGAACTCTGTCATCTGCATCGTGTAGTCAATATCCCCGCTCTTTCCGGGTCCCCACTCAAAGCTATCGATGGTAACGGGCATGTTCAGAGATTTTGCCCCGCCGGAGTCGACAATGACGATCCGGATGGGCACTCGAAGACCGCGCCACCGCTCGATGGTGTTTACGTACTCCATTCCCCACATGCTGCGGTTTTTCAAAAACGGGTAGTCCCTGATAGGGAAAAAGCTCTTGATCTCAACCGTCCGGAGACCCTTTGTGCCAGGTATGTTCAACGCCTGCTGCAGCCCGTCTACCCGTTCGTTGTTCCAAGGTGAAGGCACCTTGTACTCGGCCGGCGGAACAGGAAGCTGCAAGACCTCTGCGTTATTGTTGATGGATAAAAACACGTTGATCAAGTTCGCACCTCCCTATGTCCCCCAGACATGCCGTTCAATACGAGCCAAGAGGCTATCTGCCAGATCAATCGGGCTCAAATTCTCGCGCAGCTGAGCTTTCGTGTTTTTCTCTGTTGCTGCGGTGTTTCCGGCAGTCGCGTCCGTATTAAACGCAAGGGCCTTGGTATTTGCATTCAGCGCCTCAGTCAGCTGCTTTTCCCGGGTAGACCTGGCCTCCAGCTGTTCTTTTCTTGCTTGGGCAATTTCGTTTTGCCCCGTTGAGAACTTTGCCCGTCGGAAGTCTACATGAGGGATCAGATTGAGGTTGCTGTCCCAGCTGGGTGCAGCCGCGTCGAACTTGGCCGCCCCAAAGTTGACGTCGATGCGTTTACCGCCAACAGCTTCGAGGGCTGCGTTCAGAGGTGCAAGCATATTCTGTACGCCCCATTCAGCGGCGGTGACAATCCCGTTCCACATGGAGATAGCGCCAAACTTGATACTATCCCAGGCGTACTTGTAGACTCGAATCATAAAATTCGCGTAATCAATGAACTTGTTGACGCCCCATTCGGCGGCGTCAACAACCACATTCCAAAGTTCTTTCCCTTTTTGCTTCACCGTGTTCCAGTTTTGGACAACATAGACCCCTGCCGTAATGAGCAAGCCCAAAGCTGTGATCAACAGCCCTACGGGGTTTGCAGCCACCGCAGCGTTAAAGACACGTTGTGCTGCCGTCAAGATTCCGATCTGCCCTGTGGTCACCAGCGCGGCTGCTCCCATGGCAGCTGTCTTAACAGCTGCGAACGAGGACTCCGTACCAAATAGGGCCGTCCACAGAGTGGCCGCCACAAGTGACGTCTTGTAAATCGTCAACGCTCCGACGACACCGTACACGACCGGCCCGATTATCGACCAGTTGTTTGCAACGATAGAAGAAATGGACCAGACAACGCCAGCGACTGCTTTTGCACCGTTATAAACCGAGACTAGAGCACTCGAAAAGCGTGCCCCCCACTCTCTTGCCCCACCACTCGACAGAAAAGCTTGAACACCTTTCAGGTCTTCTTTGATCTCGTTGAAGAAGGGCTTAGTCATGCCGGCCAGTTCGCGGGTCCCGGTTTCGCGGATATTGGCCAGTGTATACTGGAAGGTATCGGACATGATATCCATCGAGCCGCCAACCTTCTTGCGAAGACCTTTCATCAAGTGCGGGAGGACCTCACCAGACAGAAGCTGTCCGGTTTCTGCTAGCTTCATGAGTTGCGCCGGTGTCTTACCCATCTCTTTCGAGAGCAGCTGCCATACCGGGATACCACGCTCAGCCAGCTGGTTGACCTCTTCCGCCTGTAGTTTTCCTTTTGCTTGAATCTGACCGATCGCAAGAGCGATCCCTTCCAGTTGATCCGTATTCCCGCCAACTGCGGCTACTGCGTCCCCGAGGATTTGCATAATGGGAATGACTTGCTGTCCAGCAAATCCCATACCGAGTAGTGTCTTTGCCGACTTTTGTAGACCCTCAAAATCAAAAGGTGACCGCTCTGCAATCCTCTGCAAGTCAGTCACCATCTGTTTTGCCGCGTCGGCCGAGTTAAGTAAGATGCCGAACGATTTCTCAGCTACCTCAAGGCTCGCATTGGCTCTGACACCAAGGCCAACCATGGCAGTGGCAGCTGCTCCGGTGGCCGCGGCTGCTGCTCCCGCCCCGGTTTTTATTGCTTCCCACGTTGCTGTACCTTGCGCCTTCAGGTCCTGGAGTCTTTTTTTGTACTCGACCGTCCCGCCAATGATTTTTCTCAGCGTTCCTGTGACGCCATCCTTCAGCACTAGCGTTTTGCTGATATCCTTCGCTGCCACCTGATCACCACCTTTCAAAAAGAAAAAGCGCCGGGGCGCCTTTACGGAATTATCCACCCCAGCGCTGGCGATCTTCCTTCATGGCGACTATCATGGACTGGATCATAAGACGCTTTGTCCAAAAGTCGACATTCAGCAAATACTCTGGAGTAAGTCCTTTCTGGATGTAGTGATGAAGGTAGGCAAAGTCCTCATCACTACTCTCAATCAGTTTTTTATTTGTGCATCAACCGCCCGAACACCGTTTCCATAGCCAGCCAGTTGCAGAGCATGTCCACTGATGGCGCTAATTTCGCCAGGGCGAAAGATCATGGTCACGATATCTGTCGGCTCCGCGCAGCCGAATTCCTGTTGCAGTTTCTGGTCTTTCAGATTTGGTTCGATGACACTGTGATAAACCACATGGATGTCCGCCATTGCGCTCCGTGTATCGTCCTGAGCCATTTCTAGCGCCTCAAGCGCGATTTCTCGACTTGGTTCTTGAACAACGATTTCACCGTCTAGGGACTCGATAAACAGCGCGATGTTACGCGGCTCTTTTTTCTTGAGCTGCTCTTTGCGTGCTAACAGATCTGCTACGGTTAGCTGCTTTTTCATAGGGCCCTCCTTATTGTCCTGAAATCAGGTCAATCTCTTCGTAATCACTGAATGAAAAGGGTATTTCCTCGCTGCCCAGCGTTTTCTGTTCAAACTTCATGAGCAAGAATTCGTTGATTGTTACGTCATGAAGGGCGACCCGTTCTGCACCAAATGCACCGGGATCCGCTAATTTTCCGACAATTTGCAGGCGTGGGTATTCCCCGCGCCGGATAGCAGCCGCCATCTTCTGCTGAACTCGGGAGTAAATCTTTTTGATGGTCATACTCCCTTCCCCAGTCCAGCCGAGCGGCTTCTTGAACGTAGCGCCCTCACCGGCAAAGTTGACATCTTCGTAGTTGACGGTCACTTTAGCTTCAAAGCTATCTACCTCGGCCCAAAGTTCACCGTCCACCCACACCTTGCCATATGTTCCATTGATGACTCGTCTTCCATCAGGCTTCGCCATTGTCTATTCACCGCCTTAAACCTTAATTTTCATTTTCATATCTTCCATCGCATCCAGGAACTTTAGGCTGCCTCCTAGGAACACGTTCGACTGGAACGACATCTCCTTTACTTTTTGATCGTCCCAAGTGCTTGTGTCTGTTCCGATACTCTCCCAGGCCAAGCGTTGCTCTTCGACGTCAACGCCAACTGTGTTCTCAGCTGATGGATCCAGCACGTCACCTTCCAGGCTTCGAGAGTACGCATTGACCGCCGTGATAAAAAGTACCTGATTGTCATAGCTGTTGTTGACTTTGCCGACATAATGCTCTTCGAAGGTCCGTGTTACGTCGTCCATCCACAAGTCGCGACTTTCGATGATCTTGATCTTCTTCCAGTCGGCGCCTTTTTGTGTAGTGGTCGTGGTCAGACTGTTTACACCGCGGGCGATTTTGATCTTCTCTCCGTCGTTGATCAGAATGAGTTTCCCCGCGTCAATATCAGCATCCGGATCAGAGCTCTCCTGGATCGCTTCAACCTCTGGCAGCACGTAATAAGTTGAGCTGCGGGTCAGTGGCAATCCGGCAAGGACACCCGCGATCCTGGCCGTATATTCAGAAGCCGTGAACGGATCGGTAATGCCCCTTACCTTAATACCCTCAGTCGAGAAGTTGATAACCCCTTCGTGGTCGGCGGCCACATTCGGCAGCACCGCTTTAAAGGTTTTCTTCTGATTGTCCCGCCAGGTCTTTATCTGCGTTTCGATAGTCGAAACATCAGCTTGCTCAATGCCCGGAACAGCTAGATAATTCCAACGCTTGCTTGCCAAACGAGTGAGCGCAGCATTGTAGTCCGTAGCACTGGTGGATATCCTCTCGACAATCACCTTTGATGGTGTTCCGAGAAACGCACGCTTGATATAGTCAAGGTTTTTCGCTGTCCAATCACTTGATTGGACCTCTGTCACGGATTTGTACTCTTTTGTGTCAAAATTACCCGTATCGTCCTTGAGGATCAACGACACAATGCCACGTTGACTCCGTTGAATGGCCGAAACGGCCAGAGACGAGAAGATAATCGAAATCTCAGGCAATCCCATGCCGACACCTCCTATAACTTACTCATGATCTTGTCAAACTCTTTTTCCAGGATCCCGTTCCACTCCGCGTTCACTTCCTTGGCCGCTTTGTCGAAAACGTGGAAGCCCCGGACGAATCCAAGCTCTTTCTTGTCTGGCTCATGCCCGACTAGACGATGACCGTACTCCAGCAGGTGGGCGTGAGGAGCCCGTGAGTATACTCGAACTTTGTATTCATCCGTACTCTCGTCCGTCCATACTCTGCCTCGCTTGATCGACCTATGATAGTTGCCTGTTTTCTTCCTGACCATCTGCCTTGCCTTTTTCGCAAAGATTTTGCGGGCATGGTTGCCGGATCGGAGCATCAACCTCTTTGCTTCTTTGGGGAAGTGTTCCTGGAGATCCTCCAGCTCACGATGAAACGCATCAAATTCACGCAAGTCGATATCAAAGTCAGCCACGGATATTCAACTCCCTCATCAGATCCTGGCTGCCGCCTCCGGTATCGTCGTAAGGCGAATCATCGAAGTAAACGAAGTCGAAGTCGTAGTGCAGCACCTTATCGATGATCTCTGATGTCGCTCCGTCGATCGTTATCGTGCGATCAGCAACCGGAAAGTTTAGGCCAAAGATGTTCTCCAGCCGGTCTTTGACGTCATAGACCTCTTCCTTGTACCTGTACCTGTCGGTCGGGAAAAACAGGATGCGGCAGGTCATGTCCCGGAGGGTGCTGAACTGTCCGACCTCAATCCGATTCGATTCCAGGAGCACAAAAAAAGAAGGGCGTTCAAACCCTTCTTCTACGTCACTGCTCTGGATTGGGATATCCGGGAACTCGGCTTTGATCTTGTCGTTGATGGCCTTGTTCAGCTGTGCATGTTTCAACATGTCACTGTCTCTCCTTACACATCAACTGCAACTCTCTTTTGTTGAAATTTGGGGCGATGATGTACATGATCTCGAATTCCGCCCCATCACAACGGACCATCATCGACCGGTCGATGTCGTCACGGTAGCGTATCCGGATGCGGGTGGTCACGTCGGCCTCGTTACGTTGAGCGACAAAAAACTCTTGTCCGCGTAGTGGCTCAACTGAAGCCCAAACCGTCACATAATCCTCCCAATTTTGGACCCGTTCCCCCATGCTGTTTTCTTGCCAGATTTGCTTGAAGATCTTTACCCGTTTCCTCAGGTCTCCGCTTCTCATCACACTAACCTCCAAACTCGGTATGGTGTGAGTAGAGCATCAACTGCAAAAGCCACCTCAGTTGCCACATTGCCGCTAGTGCCAATCACCACTGCCTCGCGGTGCTCATACCAGTGGGCAATGAGCATTAACATCGCGTGCTTGATCGCCTGCGGGACTTGATTGGTTTCGCTCCCATACCCCGCAGTAAATTGGATAGAAACAGCGTTGGGACGAGAGTGTGTATCCGGCCATGAGAATGAATCTGCTAGGACAACTCGCCCCGGCTCTGAGTCAACATCAACAAAATAATAATCTGCATCAAGGGTTTGCAGAGTGCCTTTCGCATCGTAGTAAGTAATGCTGGAGACATCCTGCAAAGGAGGAACAGGTAAATAAATGGTTCTGGACTGTGGGAAAGCATCCATTGGAAGCCTCCAGGACTGAGTCATCAGGGCGCGGTTTGTTACGGCCTCAACATATTGCCGAGCAGCAACTATCAAGCCCGAGATATAGGCGTCCTCTTCCACCCCATCTACTCGCAAATGTAGCTTTGCTTCTTCAACCGTTATTGGCTCCTGGGTTGGCGGTGTTATCAGCTTCACTATCTTTCACCGCTTTCTTCTCCTTTTTGGCTGGCTTTTCGTTTTCTTTAACTATCTCAGCCAGCATTGCAGTTTGCCAGGCTCTTGCTACATCTTCAGAAACCTCGACCACTTCCCCGGGGGAGTAGCTGAAATCGGCACTGGCCATAGACGTCAGCATCTTCACTTTCAAGTCGCTTCACCTCCTGCAAGAAAAGGGTGAGTTTAACCCCACCCTACGATGCTGCGTTTTGGTATACAACAACTGCTTCCGGCAGGATCAGTTTGCCATCAACACGTTGGTACATACGGAAGCCAACTTGGCCATTTGCCGCATACAGCTCAACCAGGCGTTGCATAGTGCGGCCGGTGCGATCGGCAATCCAGTAGTACGAGAGATCCCCGAAGACGATAGATTTGGCACCTGCGGCCATCGCAGGCACATCATCAGAAATAACCACAGGACGGGCAAGAATCCGGTCGGGTTGACCAGCTTGCAAACCAGGCTGCCACAGATACTGTCCATCAGAATCTTTCAGTTTTCGGATCGCTTTTGCAGTGCTGTCAGCAAACAACCAAGTAGCATTGGAACGATATGCCCGCTTCAATGAATGGAACAGGTCGATGATGTCGTCGGAAGTGACCGATGTCGTTTGGCCGGTTGCGCCTGTCTTGCCAACTGTTGCACTGCCAACAAGCCCAGTAGGTTTGCCGCTTCCGTCACCGTTAATAAATGCTGCTTCTTCTGCGCGCGAGAATCGACGGGCAAATGCACTTGCTACATAGCTGTCAATATCAAATGCAGAATCATTCAGCAGTTCTTCGGATACTTTGATGATGGTGCCCAACTTGTAGGCGCTCAGCGTGACTTGCGAGAATGTTGCATCGCTTTCCGTGAATGCAGCTGCCTCACCAAGCCAGGTTGCGGAGCCATAGTCAGCTTCAACTGGAATTTCGCGCGTACCGGATCCAGTAGTGATGACTGTTGCAAGTTGTCGCATCACATTCAGATCTTCCAGCTTCCGAATCAGTGTTCGCTCAAATTCATCTGGCACCAGATAGCCACCTGCAGCATCAGTGCCAACGGCCATATTTCGGACCTCCGGATGCATCAGCAGTTGATACTGGTCGGCGGTCAACGCTTCGCGACCGGTTTTCAGCGCGGACCAAAACGCATCTTGATATTCCTTCGATGCCCGAGGATGAATCGGCTTGTTATCCAATGTAGGATTAGGGCGATTTGCGGGATTAGGAATATCGTTCAGGCTGCTTTCCAGCTTCTGCAGGTTTTCTAAACGCTCGATTTCTTTGCCCAGTTTGTCCACATCTGCCATGATGCGATCGTATTGAGCGTTTTCTTCTGCGCTCAGGTCGCGTTTTTCCGATTCAGCACGGTCCAATACTTCGCGTGCTTGGTTGACCAGCGCTGCTCGTTTTTGTCTCATTTCCAATACATTTTTCATACAAGTTCACTCTCCTCAGGTTTTGGATAAAAGATCTAGCCGTTTTCGGCGCAAATCAAAAAGCCGCATGTTTTGCGGCTCCTGGGGTGGTTCATCTTCTGTTGTCTGCATCTTTTGCCATTGTTCAAAGAAACGTTTCATCGCTGAGTTGGCGCTGTTCTGAATTGCAAGGCGGGAGAAGGAAAAAGAGTTTTCGATCCGGGGTTCATCTTGTCCAACCTCCGTGTACAAGATGCCATCTGCAAATCCTTCGGCCATCGCTTTCCGAGCGCTCATCCACGTTTCCTCATCCATGAGTTTGGAGATCTTATTGCGGCTTAGCTTGGTTTTGGTCTGATAGACGTTGATAATCGTCTCTTTCACCTCATCCAGTACATCTGCCTGGTGACGCATATCCTTTGCTTCGCCAACAGCCCATGTCCACGGATTGTGAATCATTAGGATACTGCCTGGAGACATCAGCACTTCATCTCCAGCCATCGCGATCACGGAAGCTGCAGAAACGGCCTTACCATCAATCTTAACCGTAACCTTGCCTTTGTGCTCTTTTAGGGCGTTGTAAATACCGGCACCAGCAAATACATCTCCACCCCAGCTGTCTATCCAGACGGTAATGTTTTTGCCTTTGTGTTCCTTGATCGCCTGACGAAAAGAGTTTGGCGCCGCGTGGCTAATCTCAAACCACTCGTAGATCCAGGAGTCGTCGTCGCTGACAATCTCCCCTTCAATGCGGAGTTCCACCTCTTCATCCGATAAAGAAGTAAAGTTCCAGAATCTCATTCGTTCTCACCACCTTTCCCCGCATGACTTGCCGGCACCATGTTTCCGTTGACAAGATAAACATCCCCGCCATCGATTGGGTTCATATTCTCCATTTCCCGAATATCATTAGCTGACAGCCATCCGTTTTGCCGCCCCACCGCATAGGCTTCATACCGGCTTTTGATATCACCGCGAAGCAATCCATCCACCAGATGTTCTGCGTAGTAACTTTTCCGTTCGTGTTCAGGAAAAAGCTTCATGTTGATCGATTGTTCCCAACGAACAAGCCACGGCCGAATGGTGTGGACAACAAAATCAATGGACTGCTGTTCCACATTAGAGAAGGTCGCCCGTTCCAAGTCCCCAATCATATGGGGAGGAATGCGGTAAAAACGAGCGATATCGTTCAACTGGAACTTTCGGGTCTCCAAGAATTGAGCATCTTCTGGAGGGATGCCGATCTTCTCGAAATCCATCCCTTCTTCCAGTAGCATGAGTCTGTGACTGTTACCCAAGCCCGTATATGCTTCGTTAATTGAGGCTCGCAGATTTTTGCTTCCTTGCTCTGAAAGTTTTCCCGGGTGCTTGGCTATGCCGCCAATGTTTGTCCCGTTCCCAAAGAACTTAGCTCCAAATGTCTCTGTCGCCACAGCCAATCCGATTGCTTGTCTTGCGGCCGTAATTGGTGACATCCCTACAAGTCCGTTAAAACCGATTCCGGGGATGTGAAAGATTTTCCATGCAGGAAAGGTTTTTGTGAGACCTTCAGGCAAAGTGACGGTATACTGCAGCTCATTCGTCTGCTCATTACGCGCTACCACCACCCTATTAGGCGTGATTGGCCATAAGGCTCGAACCCGCCCCCCAGCATCGTATTCGATCTCCGCGTATGCATTCCCCCACAACCCAAGGTGGACCATCATCGTTTCACGGAAAAGAAACGATGTCATTTCAGGATTTGCGATGTCATGCAACACGGGGTAAAGCACGTGAGTCGGTGCCCTCGTTTTCCCGCCACTTGGGAGTCTCTGATACACTGGCAACGGTAGTGATGCCACTGTTTCGGCAAGTACACGCACGCATGCAAAAACCGCACTCGATTGCATGGCGGTCAGCTCATTTACGGTTACGCCAGCATGTGTTGGCGTCCCACCAAACGCATCAATCATCCATCGATCAGGTTTAGTAAATCCCGAATTCTTGAAAAGCCTTGACAAGAACGGTATTTTCATTTATTCACCTCCTTTACAACGTTAAAATCCCACGTGTTTCATAAACAGAACTCTCATCGGCACTTAACATCGCACGCACATGTGCGTTGATCACGGCTGCAATCGGGTCAATTCGGTTGGTAGACTTGTCTTTGTCCAGCATGATGTTCTCGTTATGATCTTGCTTGGTGACCGCATTACTGATCGCCCAGGTAAGAACAGGGTTGTTGTCGTGGATGATATTTCCCGACAGGACCAACTCACGGAAGTTTTTCGTGGGTTCGGAGAGCGTTTTGACACCTTGCCGGATCTCCACCATGGTATACCCCTCAGAATCCATTTCTTGAGCGAACTGAGTGGCATTGTATGGGTCATAGCAGATCTCCTTGATACGCCACATGTGTTCTTCTTCCAGTTTCTTGATGTGGGACATGATAAACCGGTAATCCACCACCGCGCCCGGTGTAACGGTGATCCATCCTTGTTTAGCCCACAGGTCATATGGCACTTTGTCTGTCTTTCGCTTAGTTGCCAATGTATCTTCCGGAATAAAGCTATGTGACCAAACAAAAAAACGACCATCTTCTAAGGGGATCACCCCACCGATGCTCGTCAAGTCTATCTTCTTGGACAAGTCCACCCCAACGTAACAGTCGCGGACAGCGATATCAGGCAAAGGGTTGTCCTTGCTTGCTCCGCACGCTGCCCACGCATCCATTGGCATGTATCCGTTATCCTTCCTGTCCACCCAAAGGTTCATGTTCTTTGTGAGGAAGTTACGCATCTTCTCGGGCACATCCAAAGCCGCTTGAAGTTCACTGCGGAGAAACGCCATACCTTCTTCGTAAGTGGCGACAATCGGATTGGCTTTGATCCAGTTGCGTTCGTCTTTGATGTCGTCGTCCTTATCCAGCTCGCAGATCATTACGAAATATTCCTCATTTTCGATTGGAGAGCTTGGATCAATCACACTTGAAACATATTGATACTCCGTAAAACACGGTGATGAAAGGTTAAAACCAGCTGTCGTAATCACCACGATCAACGGATTTGCCCTCGCGACCATACCGGAGATCATTACGTCATAAATTTCGCTTGTTTCATGGGCGTGATACTCATCTATAACGGCCAGGCTCGGGTTTTTCCCGTCACCCGTCTTGCGAGATTCCTTGGACAGCGGCTGGATCACACTGCCGCTTTTCAGGTGCCGGATTCGGCCGTATGAATCGCTGAATTTCCCCTTTAGAAGATCGGCCGCTTGGATTTGAGACAGAATCTCGTTGTACACGATGCTGGATTGTTCGCGCCCCCAGCCGGCAATATACACCTCCGATTGCTCCGGAGAGATGAAGCACTCGTAACTTGCAATCAGAGCTAACAATTGCGACTTCGCATTCTTCCTCGCCAGCTGGATATACGCTTTCCGGAATCGACGTATACCGGTATCTTTGCGTTTCCAGCAGAAGATGTTGCCGACGATGAACAATTGGAAATCGGTGAGCTCAATCGGCTGGCCAGCAAGAACACCCTTGGTGTGTTTGAACATCCTGGACCAGCGATAGAACCGATAAAGCTCCTCAGCGTCGAAGTAAAATGGAAAATCTGACTCCTGGCTGCGTTCAATATCGACCACGAAACGCTCACAAGCTTGGATGTGCTTTTTGCAGGCAGTAATCCGGCCATCAATCACGTCCTGAGCATAATGAACAAGCCTTTCAATCAGTTCATCAATCACAATGCATCACCAAACATTTCTTCCTCTTCTGTCTTTGGCTTCTCTTCTTTTGCTGGGACAACCAATCTCAACCTGCTACTAGGGGTCAAACCAAACTCGGAACAAAATGCCCTAATTTGGTTAGCGTATTGTTGTTGAGCTGTAACTTCCGGACTCACTGCTTTTCGTTTGCCGGTTGCCGTAGTATACTCATAGGTTAATCCGTTTTTCTTGACCTTTTCGGTAGTTTGTACAAACTTACTGACTGAATCGCAATAAATCGCAAGGGCCATCACATCAAGATTGGTCATCAATTTAAGGGCCTTTAACTCCTCTACAACACGATGCCACTCCTCAACGGCAACTTCATCTAACCATTCAGGAGGCATTACCCTGTCTGTAGCAGGTTGCAACTTTTTTTCTTGCAGCTTCCGCTCCTCAATTTGTTTTTTTGTGAGATGCGTCTTCCCTTTCAACAGGACTACATTGATGTTTTGTTTCTTTCTTCCTGCCACTTCCATCACCTCCCGGTCAAATTTTGGGTTTCAAAAAAGGAATTTCGTGCGCAGAAAGGGGCGGGGCGGTCTATTGGCCGCGGGCTCCAGAGATTTGCCTCCCCCTCCCCCCGCGCGCTCTATGGTTCCGTGTTGTATCAAATCATTTACCACGACCAAACCCTCCATCTTCTGTTGCTGTTTTCTTATCATGGTGATACTTGCACAATGGTTGCCAGTTGCTTTCATCCCAAAACAAAACCACATCTCCCTTATGTGGAACAATGTGGTCAATGACGGTTGCCGGCGTCAACTTCCCTTCTGCCTGGCAATGCACACACAATGGATTCTGCTTCAAGTACCTCAGCCTAATCTTACGCCATTGTGCGTTATATCCTCTTTGTGCTGCTGATCCGCGCTCTTGTTCATACCGCTGTCGTTCCTCTTGTTGGTGCCTAGTGCAATACTTCTCTGTTGTTAACTTTGGACACCTCTGGTGTGAACAAGGTTTCAGTGATTTTCCTGGCACCTTAATCACCCTCTTTCCCAAAAGCACCATAATGATTTTGTCGAAAAAATAAGGTACAAAAACAGGAATGCCACTATTTTCCTCGAAATGAGCTGTTAAAAGGAGGTGATTAAATATGGCGACAAACGCCCAGAAAGAATTGGCTGCCCAAATAACAAAAGATCTGCTCATTGGTTTTGCAGGCAAGCTCGCTAGCGACACATTAAAAAAAAGCGGTGATTTAACCACCACAATCAGCAACTCTTTTGCATCTGTTTATGAGGTCGTTCTTGAAAAGATTTGTAAAGAGTAACCACCCTCACCGGTGGTTCTTTTTTATCCCTTCGCTCTTTCCACGATCCCCGTCCTTTTCTTTTAACACGCCGCACTTCAAGCAGAACAACTGCTCATCGCCATCGATCCACCAAAGATGATCACATGTGTATGTGTGATATAAGAGAGCCAATGTCACGCCAATCAAAAACCCTAAAAATAACATGCGCTCTCACCTCAAACGTAATGGATGCTCTTCAACTCTTCCTCGTTGTACTCGAACAGCATGAATCTCTTGTGGGCACCGACGAATCCGTTGTCTTTGTGCCACTTGTCCGTTTTGTTGCGAGTGGCCAGCGTTCGGACCATCATGCCAAATACATCGGTGCCGTCCTCTTTGTGAAAGTGTCCGGTGTGGATCTCCCTGCATTTTGCCCGGCTCCACTCGACCGGGAACTCGTTAGGGAAGATGATGTGCAGGTTCTTCCTTGCCTTATCCCCATGCGTGACGCCAATGAAGTTTGCGCCGAAGGTATGTACTTTCCTCTCAGTGACTTCATCATCAACCGTCAGCTGCGGGAACCGAGCTTTCAGATACTGCACAAACGCCCAACTCATCGACTCGTCATGATTCCCTTTTGAGTACATGACTTTGACCGATCGGGCAAACTGGATAGCCTTTTCAATTAGCGGCTCATAAAATTGCCGGCAGTCATTCCATGCCTTCACCATGTCAACCGTCTCGATCTGTGTTCCGTTGGCTGTCCGACCTCTAAAGTCGTCATTGTGGAAGGTGTCCTGCCCGACAATGAACAAGACCTCTTCCCACGCCCTGGATGACAGGATGCTCAGGATAGCTGCTTGTGTGGGTTTGTAGTACTCATAGTCCGATATGCCGAAGTGAGGATCGAATATGGCCACCTCAAGCAAACGCTTGTCCTTGACCTCAACCGCGCTTGTTTTGATGTTGACCGGCTGTACCTCTTTGATCGCTTCAACCAGTTGCTCAATGCCAAGTTCATTCTGCCGCGGCTTGACGACAATCTTGCTTGAATACAGCGTCTGGATCCCGTCCTGCTTGCTGTATGCGTTCCAGATGTTATTCCGGGCAGATACCAACTCCCAGGCATTCACGTCATAGCCATGCGCCTTGAGAAGGTATTCCGGATCCTTGGATTGCTCCAGGGACATTTCAATCAGCTTTTCGCTGCTCTGGCTTCCGTCCCGGTATATCTCTGTTGTTTCCTTGCCTTTAATGGCTTCATCCTGATGGCGATTACCTCGTTGCTTCAATCTGCTTTCGCGGTTCTTCACCATGTCATCGGTACAATAAAACCCAAACTCTTCGGTCAGCTTCATCGCAGTTAGTTTTTGCGTATGTGTTTTCCTGAGCTCCATAAGACGCTTTTCCTGTTCAGGCGTCCAGTTATGGGTTTTCCTCAATGGCTTCACCACCTTTGATTTAATGACGCTACCTCTCCCAATACATGACTCGCCGTCCCTGAGGTGCGTCATTGCATGGCGAGTCTCCCGCAAATAAAGAAGCCCGCAATTATGCGAGCTTTAATATCAATTATTATCTAATTCTTTAAGCCTGTCACATTTCTCTTTAAATAAGAGCACTTGTTTTTTCGTGCGATCTTTAATAATGGACAAGTGCCTTTTCTTCATTTGGTTATAATGTTTCATAAGCCTTAAAGGCACGAATTTTTTTCCCTTTTCATAAGCGGTTGCCTCTGCTTCATAGGTAGAATTAATTATTATATCAGCAAGTTCGTCGGAATAACCTTGATATTGGATCTTTAAATATGTATCGGATCTTAATTGAGCCCTTTCATTTAACTTTTCATCCAGGCTATGCCCTAATTCATGGCTGATCACTATTTCAATGTAATCCTTAATTGTTAACTTTTCTGCTTTTGCCTCATTTATAATTTTGTTTGGGTCAACCTGTATAACATTGTGTTCCGGATCGTAATTCGCCGTTCCCTTATCGTCGGGCATCAGCTCAACAGGTATTACAAAACCACAGCGCGAAATAAAGTTCCTTACCAAATTTAATATTCCATCATTTGTCATAAAACCCCTCCATTAACATTTTGCACTAACAGAGAGATGTTGTCCACAAAAAACCGCCCTGTTTCCAGGGCGGCCACTGAGAGGGGGTTTCGACATAGTTCCACACTCTCATAATACAACGGAAATAACAGCCGAAAGTGACACGATAGTGACAACTTTTCACCTCCAACCGAGGCTCTTTGCTACAGCATAAACCACTTCGTTGCGCCACCTTTTTGCTGTTCTCGGCACCACATTCAAACGATCGGCAATGCCGTCCCAAGTGAGCAACTGAGGTCTTGTCCAATACTTCATCCTTATCAACTTCTGCTTTTCCTCGGGCAACTGTGTATAAACTTCTTCGATGGCGTTTGCGATATTCTCCAGATACTTCAACCGTTTATGGTTATCCAATGATGAAACAACTCTAAATGTTGGGTCTCCAGGTAAATTGCTTCTCCCACCACCGTTATTATCAGGGGATGCTGTCCCGTGCAGGATCTCTTGCCTAATCCGGTTGATCTCCGCCTTTGTTTCATGATAAGCGAACAATTCGGATTCGACATGCTTGAAGGTTTCTTTTTTTACGATCATTTCCGCTTGCATCATCTTCGCCTCCCCATTGTCTAATTATCCATTGTGGCGAATGACTCTACCACCACTCGTCGCGTTCCTCACATTCAGGGCAGATATCCTCATTTTCAACAGAGCATCTAAACGTGTTCCCGCATTTAATACATTCACATTCGTACTTGAGCAAGTCTTGTGGATCTGTCATTGGTTTCGCCTCCGTTCATCACAAGTTTCATTATGTTAAACAACTATTCCCAAGTTAACTTTATTGCTCCGTAGTACTCTCCGTCAGAAAGAGAGTGTCCATCTGGAAGGACAGGCAACAGTTTTTGCAGTTGATCTTTCTTGTCGAATAGCTTAATGAATGGATCTTGAACATTGAAATTGACCGTTTTCTTACCCTCTTGCTTTATGTGCGTTACGTTTATTGGCGGTTTCGTTAGTCTCTTAACACTTAACTGATAGTAAGTTTCCCTAGCGCAGTGCTTAACGATATCGAATACATTCCCTTTGAATACTCCGATTTTATTAATAGTGCGTCCTTCTACGTCGCCCTCTGTTGTGACTTCCCACACACCTTCTGGATCAAATGCTACACTTTGGAGTTTTTGCAATTCCAACTGCTTTGCTTCAATCTCCGCTTGCAATGCACGTATGCATTCAATGTGTTCCACTGTCTATTCCCCCGTTTATCACAAGTAATGTTGTGTTAAGAAACAACCTCTTTCGCCCAGGATGCAAACGCTTGAAGCGTGATCGCCCTCTCTTTTCCTTTGTCAGGATACTTCCCATCTGTGCAAAGAAAACGAACCAGCGTTTCTTCTCGATCGGTGTAAATGTAGTGATCTTTATAGATGGCCAGTACCTTCCGCACAGTCCTGTATTGACTGCCTATTGGATGTCCGTTTGAATAAGACTTTCCAATCTCAATTGCCGTTTTCTTCATTCCGATCTCCCCCTATTTATAACATCGTGTGTTGTGTTAAATTAGCGTTCGTAAATATTTACGATGGCGCAATAATTATTTTCAGATGTAACTATTACTTGGTGAACAACAGCAATTTTCCCGTCCGTCGAATGAGCATGGACAATTTCGCTCAGCTTTTTGTCAATCGTAAAAATTTCGTGAAATGAAACAAACTCTTGATGAATCAGCTTCATTTACCCACCACTTTCCTGAATTACCGTTTTGTTAAATCATCAGCAGCGCTGCTTTGCTGATAGCCTCTTGCGCTGTATTTCCGTAAGTCCAATCCTCTCCGTTGAAACTCACTCTGTACTCCCTGATGCTTGACTGTATTTCAACAGGTATTCTTCTCTCCCAAACCAACTTATTCACCAGCATCCACGCATCGCCAATGTTTTGGAGTGGGTTCCAAGCGCGCCATTCCCCATCAATCAAGGTTAAGCCGTATGCAAATTCCCATCCCATCACCTGCGTTGCCAAGGTTTCGATGATCTGCTATTCGGTCATTTCCTCTTCCTCCGATCATATAAAATCTTTATTACCAGCCATGGTAGCGAAACGGGTACCGCAAGTATGAAAAACAACAGCCTGTACCAAGAAACTTTGTTCGGGAATGGAGTCAGCATAATTTCCCTCCCTAACTATTGAGTTAATTTGATGTATTCTTGAATTTGGTTTCGGACGTATCCATCAGTAAACCAATTTTCGTAACGCGGCATCGTCAGCAAATAGACATGTTCTTTTCGTTCGTCATCCCAAGTTATTGCTCTTACTGTCCAGAAGTACCAGTCGCTGTGAGCAGGATGAAACATCGGGATTGAATCGCCTAAGTCGAATACCTCTTTGCCCCAGTTCACATGAGAACCCCCTCGCTTTACTAAATACACATTGTGGCAATACCTACGCCGATATGAAGTTGCCGTGCCTATCAATGGCTTTGTACTGCTGTCCGGTATGTTTGGGCCCAAAGATCACTATCGCGTTCGGGAACGGTGCATTTATCTTGCTGCCGCCAAACTTCAACCGGTGCCGAATGAACCAAATCTCTCCCTTCATGCAGTACCGATGCCACCAGTCTGAGCATGTTCTTGCGGCATTCTCGGGAAGCGCACAAACATCTACCGTGAAATGAAACGTCTCGTTCAGTTTATCGAACAGGTCTTGGGGCGTTTCCCAAACATTCGTAACCGTCTCGGGATTAAAGAATACTCCCTGGTTGAAGTTAAATCACGTCTTCAATGGTCATCTGCTGATCATCGAAGTTCATCAGCAGCAGTTCCTCAGCGTAACAATTGTCACCGTTCACAACCTGTTTGAAGCTGTCAAACGATTCCCGCCGCCATCCCCGGTAGATGTTGAGTAATAGAGGATCGTCATAGTAGCTGATGATTGCCTTTCCCTCTATCCGATTGAGTAGATCAGCCAGCTCGAGGTGATCCTTCTCCGTAAAGCCTCCCGCATAATACTTTTCTTTGCCAATGTACGGTGGGTCAACGTAGAACAGAGTGTCCGGGCTGTCGTACTTCCTGATAATCGTCCGAAAGTCGTCATGCTCGATCATTACCCCTCGCATTCTCTTTGCGAACCGCTCAATTTCTCTGCATGCGCTTTGGTATCCCACCGCTGGATTCTGTGTTGATGATGTACTATGCCTCCAACCGGTCTTTGCGGTCCCGGGCCCGTTCCCCTTCGCAATTCCAGAACGATTCAGATAAAAGAACCGAACAGCTTTTTCAAACGGATCTCGAGGCAACTCTTCACCTTTCCACCGCTCATACAGTTCTCGGCTGTAAGGAAGAGTTTCACATGCGCGGATCAACTTGTCCGTTTCATCTCTCGCCACCAAGAGAAAGTTGACCAGATCGCCATCAATGTCGTTGTATACCTCATGATACATCTGCGGCTTCTGAGCAATTACATGTGCAGCTCCACCAAATGGTTCCACGTATACTTTGTGCTGAGGCATAAACTGGATGATCTTATGGGCCACCTTTCCCTTGCCGCCAAACCATATCAAAGGAGATTTTGACATCCGGTACCCCCCATTTAACATAATTGAGCTTGTGTTAAGCTCTCATTACAAACTAAAATCCTCCACCGCTTTATCAATTAGATCCTGGTTGATCCCGATATACCGCAGCGTGATCGACGGATGACTGTGGTTGAATATCTGCTGGAGCGTTGCCACGTCCTTTGTCCGCTGGTAGAAGTGATACCCAAACGTCTTGCGCAGCGTGTGGGTCCCGATCTCCGTCAGACCGACCTTCCTGGCCGCACCATTCAGGATCTGATACGCTCTCGTCCGGGTTATTGGCCTGAAATGCGTCTCCGCCCGGAACAGATATTCGTCATCACGCTTATCCGCGGTGTACTGTTCCACAGCCTCACGCAAATGGTCGTTGATCAAGAACCGTCTCCGTTTGTCCGTTTTCTTCTCGATGATCTGGATGTGTGTCTTACCCCTGACGTCCCCCACTTTCAATCGGAGGAGATCGGAGATTCGCAGACCCGTGTTGATGCCCAGCACGAACAGAAACAGGTATTTGGGAGACTGCTGCCCCAGCACTCGCTTCATTTCCTCGATCTTGGCTTTGTCTCGGATTGGTTCAACGTAGTTCATCTGATCCCCGCCTTTTTCGGTTCTGACCACCTGTGTTACGATATTCACTGAGGTGCAACCCAATGGAAAAGTCGATGTATTTCGTTGTTGACTGGGCCAGTGCCAAGAAATATTCCGATGCGCTGCAGGCCCTCGATGTTCCATACCTTCTCGAAACCCCGGCGGAGATCCCCACGCTCAAACCGGGGCAGCTGGCCTTCGTCATCCCAAGCCTGCCTATAAGGGTGTATGTAAAGGTCCGGACGCTGTTCGGTCAGGATGGGGAACGGTATTAAATTACTTTTTGTTCTCCAGGAACTCTTCGCGAATGACTTGCTTCTGCCATTGAAGCCAGTTGATCGCATTCGGCTTTTTGCTCACTTGTTTCATCCCTATCCCCCCTTAAAACAACTCGAATACTTCCATCTCGATACCTGGCTGTTCACCGTAAACCTTAACCGCCTGCACATCCACCACTTGGTTGTCGTCCTTCCAGATCAGCCCGTTTACTGCGTCGAAACAGCCCTTGATGAGGTTGTCGATATCCGGTTTGCTTATGTGCGGCTGACCAATTGCGGCCAGCTGCTTCTTCTTGCTCCAGCTTTTTGGAATCGGCATAATGAACCGAATCTTCACGCCACAAGCCGCCAATGTAGGCTCTTGCGAACTTTGCAAAGCCATTGTTGCGATTGCGTTTTTGTATTGCAGGTATCTCGATGCGTTACCTTTAACGAATTTCCCTCGTTGTGTCATCCTCACCGCACCCATTGGCTCGATATCGAAACGAAACATCATCCGTGCCACAGACTTTCCGGCGCCGGCCGTCTTTTTACTTTTGGCGGTTGCGGTTTGATCACGCGCCGTATGACCGGCTTTATGGTAAAGCCCATGACCTCGTACCGTTTGCGTTCCTCATCCGGAAGGTCAGCCAGCGACATGACCACCACATCGCTGCAGTGAGGTACTGCTTTCGCTCTTTCAATGTGAACATTCCGAATCTCCCAATTGCTCATGTTTATGCCCCCCTTATGCTTCCGAGCATGCCGCCCGGCCGCGGTTGAATATACTTTCGCTCTGCTTGATCTATGGCCAGAATTGCCACTTCGTTTTGATGCCGTCTCAATTCGACTGATATCTGAGGTATTGACTTTCCTTCTCTCCACAAATGACGGAAGGCTTTCAGTTCCTCATCAGACCAGGTGAAGTCGTAATGCTCACATGCGATGTAGATCTTTTTACGTGACTTTTTCATGTACAACCGCTCGATGCTTCTCGGGATCGTCTCCTCTTTCACCATGATCACCTTTCTGTGGTCTGTACCCTCTTAATTCCAGATACAGTTGTCTAAGTTCAGGATCGTCCATTATTGTTTTGCGAGGTTCTTTGGGCTTTGTTGCTCCGTTCTGCTTTTCAAGCTCCAATTGACGCTGTACTGATGCAGGGAGCTTATCTGCCAAACTGATAACCGGAGCAACTGTTTTTCTCTTCGATTTCGTTTCATGTTCAAGCCGCTCCGCTTTAATCTGATCCAGTGTTTTAATACCCTTAGCGTGCCAGTCATTTAGGATTTTGGAGATGAAGCGCCAGTTTTTTACGTTGCTCTCTATTGCTATTTTCATGGCCTCTACAACCGCAACGTCACTAAGGTCTTCTGTCCACTTCTGGATGTTCTCGTTGATGTACGGCGATACCACACCAAAATTTTGTTGATAAAACAGGAATGGATTTTCTGATGCTGCTGTAGACAATTCTTTCCCGGGTTCGGGGTTAACGGTATCAGCAATCAGGTTAAGGGAATCAGGAATCAGGTTAAGGGAATCAGGAATCAGCCCGGCTCGTTCATGCTTAGGCTCGTCCTGACCACAACCTAGGTTGTTGCTAGCACCGGAATTTCCGATGCTTTTATCGGGCTTGGGTATGACACTCGCAGCTTCCTTTTTATGTGGGTTTTGATGCTCCAGAAACTTTGGAATCCAAATGTATTTATGACCATCCACTTCATAGCGCCAGATGAAGTTCCCGATGTGCAGCACCTGGAGCAACTTGTCGACGTCTACGTCTTCATAGGGGAAAAGTTCTCCTTTGATACGTTTGGGACGATCCTCCAAACAACCCTCGCGATCTGCCAAACACCACAGTCCAATGAATAGGAGGCGGGCATGAGGATCCATTTCGGCAAGGTATTCATTCTTAAAAAAACTCGGTTTAATGTTTCGTGAACGTGCCAATGTATTCACTCCCAATCGGTTATTATTCTGATGCTCGGAGCATACTAATAAAATGGGAGGGTCTGGACTTTTGCGGGAAAGTTTAAAAAATGTAAGCTTCCCGCAGTCGACCAGTTTCCCTATGAACCAGCAACCATTGATTCCCCTGCTTCTTGCTGATGAGATACTTTTGGGGGTCGATCCCGCTGGCTTCAAGCTTCTTCCGATCGTTGTAGCTAGGTTTTTTACCGTTCTTCATCAGATACACCCCATTCACTTGGATATAGTGACCTCATTCGGTCCTCTAGCCACTTCCTGACGTCTCTGAATGTGTGTGCTTTCCAATGGCAAGTGCCACTCTGTGTAGCCGGTCCACAAACCAGTGCAAGGTTATGCTCTTCCCCCGTACCGCCTCTACTTCGGAACACAACATGGTGGGCTTCCAGGCGGTCTACGCGCCCGCATAACACGCATCTGCCTCCATCCCGTTCAAACACCCTCCGGTAAACGGCCGGCTTAATTCTGCCCCGATCCTTACGTTTTGGGGTGCGTCTTTTGTGCTTTGGTTTGGGCGCTGGAGAAAACGGGATCATGAATTATCCAACTCCTTGACCAGAACCTTAAGCTGGACTTTCAAAGCATTGATGACTTCTTGCGTAGCTTCAAAGCTGTTTTTCCAGCGGTGCATCTCCGACTCGGCCGCTGCTTCCCTCATACGGAGTTCGTATGTCCCTTTGTCGGCGGCAGCTTCCTTCATTACCCCACTGCCCTCTGTTGCCATTGCGATTTCGCCCCATTTGGCTTTTCTCATCGCATAAGCACGTCCGTATTCATTAACAGCCTCCGCATGGAATTTCCCGATCTCCAGGAGTGCCAGGGTGTAAAGCGTGATCTTCCGTGTCAGCTGTCCCGGAATTTCTTCGTTCAAACTCTCGATCTCGGCATAGTATCGTTTAAGTCGGTCCAGCTTGTTGTCAGCCATAAAGTCACCGCCTAAAACGGAAGGTCTTCGTCCGAAATGTTGACCGGTTCCCCGCCGACAAAGTGATCGGTTTCGTCTTGACGCTCCTTGTTTCCAAGAAACATCACATTTTCCGCGACAACCTCAGTTACATAGACCTTTTTGCCTTCCTTGTTGTCATAAGAGCGTGTCTGCAATCTACCTTCAATCGCTGCTTTCCTGCCTTTGCGGAGATACTCAGCACACAGCTCAGCAAGCTTTTGCCAGGCGACAATCCCGATGTAGTCCGCTTCCCGTTCAGTTGACCGCGGCCGGTTGATCGCCAATGTGAATGTGGTAACTGCTGTGCCGTTTGAGGTATATAGAAGCTCCGGGTCCTTAGTGAGGTTCCCGATCAAGATCACTTTGTTCATGCTACTTCACGCCCTTTTCCTGCATTTTTTTGGTCAAAAAGGCATCCATCTGTTGTTCTGTATATCCGCTTTGCTTTTGCCCGTTGTACCACTCGTCGAATCCATCCATTGAGCCGGCAAGATTCTGCCACTTGGCTTTAATGGTGGCCAGTTTGGAGCGTGATTGCGATTCTTCTCTCTTCTCAGGTGCAGCATTCCGTTCATCAACACCTTCATCCTGCTCCGGATCGTCGCCGGTTGGGATCATGAAGGCCTTCATGAGAGCATATTTTTGAGCGCCAGTAATGGCCTTATAGGAGGCTTTATCTCCAGGGTCTTGTCCTTCTCCAACCATGGTGAAAGTAATCTCTTCTCCGGTATCTCCATCGATAAACTTGAATTCCATCGTTACCGTTGCGATGTATTCGCGATTTCCTTTACTGGTTGTATGTTCCCGGATGCTATGGCTTGTCATATTCGGGATCATGACGACATTTTGCTGAGAGAGGATTTCCCGAACCTTTTCCGCTACATCTGCTTCTGTTGCATACTTGTAATTGTGGAACTTGTTGTGACCTTTCTTCTGGATGTACTTAACCTCTTGCATCACCTTTGACAGCTTCTTTACCAGCTGGCGATTGGCCACTTCTCCCATGTCACAACCTCCTGTCTATCCGGTGTTTTAGTCACGCTTCTGGCCACTCTTGTTCGGTTGGTTCAATCTCCTTTTGTGGAGCCATCCCCTTGACGTTTCGGGGTGGCCACATCCGGCGAATATGCCCGGTATATACATCTGGATCACCGACTAACAGCCTTTCCATCTGCTCCATACACCGCTCATGTCCGTCGAAGCGTTCGTGTTCTACAAACAGCGTGACCGGATACTTAGCCCACTCCCCACACAGATCACACCAGTTCATCGCTTTCACCTTTTGGTGGTTCCAGTTTGTTCAGGTAGTTCCGCAGCCGTTCAACCTCTTCCCAGTTCTGCAGCTCAATGTCTTTACGGATGGGATTTTCGCTGTCCACCAAGGTTGTATCCGAGATCCGGAGGGATCCGTCAGAATAGTAAGTCGCAAAACGGTCAAAGGTGCCGCCGATAAACTCATCAGAGACTATCCGTTTAATAGGCTTGTCCCCCTTTAAAAACTGTGGTATGTTTTCCGTAACAAGTTATTGTTTATGCCGTCTGTTGCGAGCAGGCGGTTTTTTCTTTGTCTCTGATCTGATCAGCAAGCTGCCGCGTGATCTGTCTGTATACTTCATGAGCAACCAGGTCCCCAGCCGTCTTGGCTACCATCATCATGCGCTGATAAAAGTACAGCCTCATCTTGAGTGTTTGGGTATCCATTTCGTTCATCCCCTCTCCAGTTTTGTTGTAAAGAGATAAGCATCAAGATCGGCTACATAGCTGGCTTCATACGGAATTCCGCGCGTTATCAGGCAGTTGGTGAAATGCTGATTGTCTTGAGGTAAGATCAGCACAGCTCCGAATCTTGTGAGTTTTCGAAACGCATGTCTCACATCCACCCTTGCAACACTGGTCAATTTGTCCACCTCCTCTTATTTCCTGGATTTTAATTTGTTTTTGCCCTGACCTTCACTGCTTGTCCTTCACAACTGCATACAACACCGAAGTCTTGGCGGTGACCATCACATGTATTTTGGCGCGGCTCTTATCATCGCCAACTCCCGCTCATTCGATGCTCTATGCAGTTGTGGAGGACTGTGGCTCCATCTTCATTTTTCTCTCGCTTCGGAACTTTGCTTAATTTCAGGGCCTTTGTACGTTCCGTTTTGGATCGCACGCAAGACAGCTTTGACGCAAATTTGATGGATGAAGTCCTCGACATCTGGCGGAAACTTTGGTTGCATCTACATCCCCTCCCTGAATCATTGCTATGCACCTTGCTTTCGGGGACAACCCCGGAAATTTAGCTGCTTAGCTCCTTCATTTCACGTGCTTCATAACGGCGCTTGTACTCTTCGTATGTCCCTTCGCTTTTAAGCAAGGCAACTTGTTCCGAGATTGCTTTTGGAGTCCTGTCCAGTGCATCAGCGATCGACTCAACACCATCTCGTTCAACGAATTTGCATATGTACTCCCTTTCAAGCTGCGTGTATGGTCTTCGCCTAATCTTTCGTTTCTGTTTTTCTGATTTGACTGATGCTCTCTTTAAACTTTGCTTCGATTTGACGCAGAGGTGATCAAAAAAAATTGTCCATTGGAGCCCTAGCTCCTTTGCAAGGCTCTTTGCTAAAGAAACGCTCGGGTCCCTTGTCCCATTTTCGATATGGGCAATATGCCCCCTTGTAGTTTTTACTGCATCAGCAAGCCCGTCTTGAGTCAGGTTTTTCGTTCTTCTTGCTTCGATCATAAAGTGTCTCTTCAAGCCATTCACCCCATTTTTTGCGTCCTTTTGAAGCAATTATATAGCGTCATATCGACGCAAGTCAATCCATAAATTTGCAATAGTATATTTTTTTATTGACGTGTCATATTGACGCATACTATTATTGTTTAAAGAGTGAGGTGATTTACGCGCCATGTCTATTTTAGGAGAGCGTCTTAAAAAGCTTAGAAAAGAAAACAATCTAACTCAGGAGCAGCTTGCCGAAAAGCTGGGGTTGGTGCGTGGCACTTACGCGAACTACGAGAACGGATCGAGGGAACCTGAACTAGAACTTATTCAAAAGTTCGCTAATTTCTATAATGTCTCGGTTCAGTACCTGATGGGTCAAGATGAAGAAGAGGATCTTATTGAGTTGATCAACATATATAAATCGCTTAATACAAAAGAAGCTCGTGACAAGTTCAGGGAATGGGCTAGTGTAACTGCAAAGGGATTAAAAACAGAAGACCGGTCAGAGTGAGTTCACTCTAACCGGTCTTTCCATTCTTTTATTATTATTGCTCGTTGTTCAGGCGACGTGTTCGCAACGATCGTCCGCAGATCTTCCAGCAGCTCTTGAGGTATGTCAATATTTTTATCTTTTGTGATTTCATTGTTCCCCATTTTCGCGCCCCCTTAGACGAACATACGTTCCTATTCCTGTTCCTGTATTATGCCATGTTTTTCCCCCTGTTTCAACTCTTTTGAAGAAAAGTAAAATAGCGACAGGTTTCCCTATCGCTATCCTATAACAACTTGATAAGCTTGTCTGTAAAGTGAGAAGTATAGTTTTTCCAATTTTTCCTCCCCACTTTACATTTCGACAAGATTCTACAAAATTTAACTTGTTTCCCCGGGTCCTTGAACTACAATTGGACCGACTAAACTAGTCTCGCCTGGACCAGCAAGCGCAGATGTCCCCATTGCTAATACCATCACTATCCCAACCATCAAGGAAAGCAGTTTTTTCATAACTCATCCCTCCCAAAGATATCTCCTTTTATTTTAACCCAACGCGTCATTAAATCGACTATAAAGTTGTTGGTGAGTTCATACTCGTCCTTTAAATGGCTTGTTTTTAAATCCTCCAGTACTTTGAGTAACTCCTGTATTGCGCTTGTTTGGTTTAGTTCCAGGTTTAGTATCGCCAAATTTCGGCGGTAAAGGAGGTGCTCGGCTTCATACATGTGCCAATAGTTTTTTTTGGCTTCTTTAAGCAACTGATCAGCTTGACGCAAAAGTTCTTTGGCCTTGTCGCCGTTATGGGATAGCAAGTTACACATTGCCATGTCATTTAGTACATTTATTCGCAATAAATCATTTTCATCAAGCATTTTCAATAATTTTTCCCAATAAACTTTGGCCTCCTTGTACTTTCCCCACATGTAGTATGTCCGTGCGATGTTTAAATAGCAGTATTTGGCCAGCTCATCATCTGCTAACTCAAGGCATTTTTCAAATGCTTTTAATGCCTCTGAATAACCTTTCAGCTGTAGGCAAATTAGCCCACGTCTTGAGTAAACCTTAGCAAGTTGGCCTTTGCTGATGTTTTTGTGGTCGTGACGAAAGCCTTCTGACGAGGCATCAAAAGCCTTTAGGGTGTTCCCCTGGTAATATAATGCGTTTGCATATTGATACCACAACATAAAAGACTTCTCGTTACCAACAGTAACCGAGTTGATCACTTTCTCGGCAATGGTAACAAAGGCATCAAATTTTTTCCCCTGTTCAAACGAAAGGCGATATAACGAGTCAAGCAGCTCAATAAACCGTTCCTTATCCAGCGTGTCAAACACTTTAGTCACGAATTGGATCTTTCTGCGGTTTACATTTTTGTTGTTTAACAAGTCGCACATGATTGACTGGAACACACATGAAGCCGCGGTGTTAAGATCACTTCTGTCCAGCGCTTCCCTCAAAACGTACTTCAAAATCAAATTGGCAACGACCTGCTCTTTGTATAACCTCTCGGCCAGATACTGCAGGTCAGACTTGTCCCTTTGGATGATCAAATATTTTATGATCAAGTCCCTCGACTTAAAAAGGTTATACAGATCCTCAACGATCTCAGCCTTTGGAATGTGGACTCCTTTTTCCACGTTCGCAATCGTTTGCCTGGTAACGCCGATCTGTTCCGCAAGAGAATCTTGGCTCAAATTATTCGCTTTTCTAAGTAACCTTACATGCCGGCCAAAGTCCTTTTTGAGCATCAGTCGAAACCACCTTACAAACGAATTGTGTTATTATAAATCTGGAAAACATTACATACCTGGAGGCATCGAATGGCTTATAAAGTCGGGAGATGCCTGCTTTCTCATCACTTGCGTAGAATAGGCATGACCCCGCAGGAGCTGGCCAGCCGTTTGCATATGCCCATTTCCCAGATTTCCGACTACTGCAACGACAGAAAAATAATGGGGCTAAAAAACGCAAAGTCGATCGCCTCGGTTGTCGGCTGCACCATTGATGAACTATATGAATGGGTGTTGATAAAGCCAACTGAACGCAAGAGAAGCAGGCATCGTCAAGAGTAGGCTTAGGTCTACTCGCCGACTTACTACTCTAAAAAGAGTAGTTGAAAATCCGGGTAGATATTTTCCCAAGTTAATGGTACTCTATTAGCGTACTTATTCACTATCATAGTACGCTATAAGCGTATAGTCAAGGGTGAGAATGGTGTTTGATAAAAAGGTTCTTGGCGAAAAAGTTAAGACGCTAAGGGTTGCCTCAGGAATGACCCAAGAGGAGCTTGGTAAAGTTCTTGGGATCAGCAAACAAACTCTAAGCGGCATTGAGACGGGCTATCGTTCAACTACAATTGATGTTCTTTATCATTTAGCTGAATTTTTTGACGTTTCCACTGATTATCTTTTGGGACGGGCAGATAATCCAAAATGTTGCTAAATCGCAAAACAAATTAAACTATACTGTACTTTAATGGAGGGTATCTGTGAAGGTTGCCGTTTACATTCGTGTTTCTACAGATGAACAGGCGCAGCAAGGTTACTCAATCGATGCCCAAAAAGATCGGCTGATTTCCTTTTGCGAATCTCAAGGGTGGGACGACTATCAGCTTTACATTGATGAAGGATACACAGGAACAAACCTCAACAGACCGGCATTTAAGAGGCTGATCCGTCACATACAAGAAGGGAAAGTCCAGCTTGTTTTGGTTTACAAACTGGATCGATTGAGTCGGAAACAGTTGGACGTTCTGCACATCCTGGAGGAAGTATTTGAACCTCACAATGTAGCGTTCAAATCCGCAACTGAACCATTCGATACATCAACCCCATTAGGAAAGGCAATGATCGGTATATTGGCGGTGTTCGCCCAATTGGAGCGCGACATGATCATCGAGCGAACCACCTTTGGGCGGCGACAGAGATTTAGTCAAGGGGAATGGTACGGTGGGCAGGTGCCTTTCGGATACACTTGGAACAAAGAACAGCAGGTCCTTGAGGTATGCCCAGAGGAAGCGTGGATTGTCAAAGAAATATATCGACAATATTTAGAGGGGAAATCCAGGCTTGCAATCGCAGAATGGGCAGCATCTCGAAGCAGTGCCCGCGTTTTTGATCACGGCATTATCCGAGATATTCTGCAACGGCCGTTGTATCTAGGCAAGCTGGTAAATAACGGGGAAATAGTCGATGGGAAACATGAGGCCATTATTGATCCAGATACATGGTATGCGGTCCAAAGAGAATGGGAGCGTAGGAAGGATGGCCAATCCCCAACTGGGGAATATTTGTTGACCGGCTTGTTAGAGTGTGGAATTTGCGGCAGCGGCGTAGTACATGTCAGGAGAAAGAAAACGACAACTAAAAACACCTACCTATACGAGCTGTATGCTTGCAAAAACCAACATGTTAGACCGAAGGAAAGATCTACGGAGTTAAGATGTTGGCTTGGTTACAAGCGTCGTAGTGATGTTGAAGCATTTGTAATTGATCAAGTTAAACAAATCGCTTTAAATCCCCAAAAAGCAAAACGCTTGGTTGAAGGGACAACAGAAGAATCAGGTGAAGCTACTGCTGTTTTGGCTTTAAAGGAAAAGCTGGATCAAGTTTTAAGCGGATTAGAAAATCTTTATGATGCAATTCAGTCGGGCGAAATTAAAGCATCGGCTGTTAGTGCTCGTATTAGAAAGCTGGAAGAGGAACGGGAAAAGATCGAACTGCAACTGGACGACATTTTGGATAACGAACCGGCCGCTGTTCCCCAGGAAGACATACGCCTAGCTCTAAAACATATCGGCGAGGCCTGGGATTACTTAACTTTGGACGAACAAAAGATGCTGTTACGAAAAGTTGTCAAAAAAGTCACCCTCACTAAGTCCGATCCAATTATCCATTGGAATGAAAATGGATAATTTTTTTCATTCTGTTGTGTGTTCGCTTTGCCAAAGCTCCAATGCGAAAAACGCGTCGGCATGCCATAAGCGCCGAAGGTATAGATAATATCCGCTGGACAGATCTCATAGCGCATCGGGTAAAAATCCAGCCCAAACCCCTTGGCAATCTCCGTGATCTCGTCGATCGCCCGCTCCAGCTCCTTGATTTGATCCCCCGTCAT